GGGTTATCAATCGTGCTCTCCCAGACAATCTCGCCCGGAGGTCTGCGGCGGATACCGGAAACCGGGTCACTGAGCATATTCAGCTGCGCCCCCAGTTGCCCGGGTTGGCGCTCTCTTGGAACCTGCTGGGAAACACCTTGCAGCAAGCTCTGAATAGTACCTTCTAATGATTGCGCCATAACCTCTCCTTAAACCATAAAACGAGCGCGGCGGATTCTGCGTGCAAAGCGTGTCTTGCTGGTGCTGAACTTCTGGTTGCGCAGATGCTCACGCAGCACCATGCTCTTGTAACGCTCAGCTTCCTGTGCGTAATTAGCGTAGTTGCTGTCGCCACCCAGGTCGTTGAGGTATACCTGTGCAGTGGTGTAGTTAGCCACCCACATAGCTGCGTGCTCCGGCAGGTCCTCAAAGTCCAAGTCCAGGACTATTTTTAGCTTAACGGAGCTGTCGAAGTATTGGTTCTGCTCCATCAGGTCGTACAGGTTCCCATCACGTACCCCGTACTTGGAGTCAGAACCAGCATCGTACACAGCCAGTTGGTTCCACGGCACTTTGATAAATCCGTCGGCAGTGGGGATGACTTCGCGCTCTACCACGTTAAACCAGAAGCCCGTGCTGAGTAACCCGCGACGATTGCGTGCAAGCGCAGAGCGAGCTAACCCTGCACTTGGGTTACTGGTGTTGATGTCCATAACGCGAGATTCCCCCAGGGCTTCCAGCGTCAGGTTCACAGCATCTAATTCTCTCATATTTGTTCCTCTATTAAAGACCCCTTGGACCCTTAAGACAGGGACAAAAAAAAGCCCCTGGCACCCGAAGGCACCAGGGGCGCGTACTACTCTTCCGTAGTATCAGCGGCTACGTCAGCCGCCTTACGGGTTTTCTTGGTAGCCTTGCGGCCAGATTCAACCGAAGCCACCTGGATGTTCTTCGCTACATCGGTGGCGGCCTTAACCGCCTCCCGCTGAGCTGCATTGGCCTGGAGAGTCTCCAGACCGAACGTAGCGATTACTGCCATTGAACCTCCAATTAGGACTTGGGGGTGAAGGTGAACTTGGTCACTGCAGCAGTGTCCGGACGACGCAGACCGATGTTGTACATCGCGTAGCAGTCCAGCACGTTGCTGAACTCGCGCTCATCGTCCCAGATACGGGAGGTGAACGGCTTCGCTTCAACAGTCACCAGGGTCTTGGACTTGCTGAAAGTCACCATACGGCACAGCGCATCGTCAGCGGTGACAGTGTAAGCAGAGCCCAGCGGGTGCGTACCAGCCGAGGTCGGGAACTCGGTGCACTCTACTACCGGCACGCCGTTCATCTTCACTACACGACGGTCTTTGTAACCGTCATTGTTGGACGCGCCGAAGTCCAGGTTCAGGAGCTTCGGATGCTCCAGCAGACGCGAATAGGTATCGACATCCACCAGGGTAATCATGTCAGCCAGCGGGGTCTTGCGCTTGATGAGCTCATCAATACCAGCCTTGTGGGCCAGGTTGATGTTCATGGCGTTAGCCTCCATCTCAGCCTGGGTCAGCTGCGTGGTGGTAGTGGCACCCGGAACCAGGATAGCTGCACCTACCTCAATACCGTCGTTGAACGCCGGTTTCAGGTGCGCCGGAGCAACCCAGGAACGACCCTTGATGAGCTGAATCAGGTGCGCCTGGTCGAAGGTCTCCGCGAACTCGGAGCCGTTGTTCTGGCCCATCTCGGTCAGGAAGTCCGGACCGGTCCAGTCATCCTGGTAGTCAATCGGGTTACGGATATACAGCACCGTATCCACCACGATAATCATCTTATCGTTACGGACCGGGGTGCTGTCCAGCGCCTCACCGGAGCGACGACCCTTAACCGAGGAGGTGTTCAGGCGGTCAATACGGTAGGTGTTGGAACCGCTGATAGAGCGCTGACTGGAGAGGCCCAGGAACAGCGCCTGGTACTGGAAGCGGGTGTCGACTTCATTCTGGTACACTTCCAGGTGAATGTCTACGTCAGACGCCGCGCCGCCCCAGTGCGGACGAGTCAGGTTGCTTTTATAGATAGTATCTGCCATATATTACTTTTCCTTTTAAATGAGATTAAAGACCTACGCGCTTACCAGCCTCACGGCGTGCGAGCAAATCGTTATAACGTTGACTGAACTGCGGAGATGCCAAGCTACGGTTGCCCGCCTCCTGACGGAGTTTGGTATATTCTGCACGGAAGTCCGCAGCAGATAATGCGTTGTTGCTAGCTACTCCTCGTACCATTGGGTTCTGTGTCTTGATAAGACCCATATCCCGGCAGAAGCCCGCTACTAGCTCAGCGGCCTGCTTAAGCTCGCCCGCGTTAGCAAGTACACGAGCTGCGTTACGCAGAGGTTCTGGAGCCTTGGAATTAAACAGCTGCGCTGCTACCTCCCAATTCTCCTTCCCACCCACAATATCGTAAGCTTCCTGTACTGCCTTGGTGGCTTGACCAACCTGGTCTTCCAGGTACGCTTTAGCCAGCAACTCTGCATAAGCAGCGTGCTCTCCGAAACGTTCCTTAATGAAGGCCGTATCGATTAGGTTAGGGTCCTGATACTCCAGGGCCTTACCAAGTGCCCGCACCATATCAGAGTCAGTTAACCCAGAGACTTTCTGAAGCATAGCTACACCGGCGTCAATCGTCGGGTTGCCTGTCTTAGCCAGCTCCTGGGGCTGTTCTTTAGCGCTATCGCCACCCTTATCCAGGGCCGCTTTTAGGGCTTCGATATCCAGAGGAATCTTAGCAGGGTCAGGGGAATCTTTGCCCTGTTGCTGCTGGGTAGGGGTCTGTGCATCCTGCACGCCTTGATTGTTCGGGGCGCTAAGGGGAGCACCTAGGCCCGGAATCTTAGGGCCACCTTGGTTCTCTACCTGTGTAGTTTCTACGTTTTGACCGTTTTCTACGTTATCCATCTATGCCTCTGTTGTTAACTTGGTAATAAGCCCAGCTGCTTACCTGCCACTGTCGGGTCTGCTGCTGTCAAGCCCTGGAGTTGGTCCTGCGCGGCACCTGCGGATACATCGGCAGACGCATCCTGAACCTGTTGCTTCTGCTGCAGCTGCTCTTCGGTGTACATGAACGGCTCGCTGACGATACCGTAGGCGTCGAAGTACCAATCTACGCACGCATCTTTGTTGAAGCGCGGAGTAATCTGTTCAAGCACTGGGATGGCCAGCTGCATGGATTGTGCCGCCTCTAACAGCTTATCCGCCGCCGCGGCTTTAGCCAGTGCAGAGGTGCCCACCGTAACGTTGATGTTCACTACGCCTTCGCTGAGATAAAGCTTAAAGCGAGGATACACCAGTGCAGTATACAGGTACGCCAGCTTACGCAGCCAGGTGTCACTCAGGATACTGAACCCGCCACCCATAGCGGCTTCCGCCTCTTTGGCATTCTGGCGAATCTCGTAAGCCGTGACACGCTCACCTTGCCGTGAGTTACCGGTATACATAAACGCACGCGACAGTTTCTGTTCGAGCATCTGGATGTTGCTGGCAATCCACTGAATCTTCTGGGCAGAGCCGCCCTCGTAAGCAGTGACGGGGGATTTGCTGTTCCCGTTGGAACCGCCACCGCCCACCTGCACAGCCTCGCCAGTCTCCGACGTTGCGAACTCGTCTACATCTAACCCTGAGCTTGCGTCAATCAGCGGAATTAACCGCGCAGACTCAACCTCGTAGTTAGTTAACGCTTCCGACAGTACAGATAATCTAGCAAAGTCTCCAGCGTAGTCCTCTACTAAGCCGCGTCCGTAGTGCTCACCGCTAACAAGGTTCCACACCAGCACGTTGTAGGGAAGCTCCAGCTCCGGATATGTGCTGCTGTCTCCGATGCGGTGCCCGTCTGCTTCTTGGTACACCTCGTAACTTACTACCTCTGCACCGTCCTCTGTCCGCTTAACTTTGCGACAAGCGGCAGTGTAGATCTCGGTGGTCGCCGTATCATTAAAAAAACGGTAGAAGGTGTTCTGAAAACTCCCCGGCAGGTCCTGGACGCTTGCGCGCTCTCTGATAATGAGTCGCAGGACGTTCCCACTGCCATCCCTTCGAACGGTAAAGTTACGGACTGAGTAGACGATGGATTTACCTGTCCGCTCATCAATATACTCCAACGCATTACCTGTAACCAGCAGCAGCTTCACAGCTTGCAACTTCGCAGCATAACCGTCTTTCTCAAATACTTTCTGTGACGCTGTGTTCTCAACCTCGGCCAGCTTAGATTCTGCCGTAGCCGCACTGCCTAGCGAACTAATGAACTCGTCCAGGTCCGAACTCTTGGAGAACCGGAAGAAGCTAGTGCCCTGCGGGAACAGTGCCCCTACAATCTTAGTGGCCGCAGTGTTGACCAGCTGCGCGCCGGTGCTCTGGTAGTCTCGCTCCAGCGGTCTGCGTCTACCGTCCAGGGAATCGTCCCGGGTAAAGATAGTGCTGAGTGTCCACTGCGCGAACTTCTCAGAGGCATCCAAGACGCCTGCGTCCTGGTCCTTCTTAAAGAGTTCTGCTAATGTTGCTTTTTGTTCCAAGCTACCCCCTTACAGGCCCAGAGGATTGCTCTGCCCTGCTTGTCGCCGTTTCTTCTGCTCAGACGTAATTGCATCTGCAGATGCAGAGGCAGCCCCTGCGGGGTCAATCTCAGCAATGTTATCTGCGGCGCTATTAGCCTCTAAGGCAGCCTGTTGTTTAGCTGCGTTGGCCTGCTGCTCTGCCAAGCGCTGCTGCGCCTCTAATCCTGCGTTGTCAGTAAGGCCTAGCATATCCGTGGCCTTGCCTAACAGTTTACCTAAACCACCACTCATTCTGACCTCACTAAATGATAAGTTGTTTTGTACGTGTTACTAGACGTGCTCCGGCTAATGGCGATACGCCCAGCGCGCATGCACCGGGCTATTGCGTGCAGGCCCTGCATAATCACAGACACTGCCGCGCCGTTGTCCGGTTTCAATACGAAGAAGTCTGTATACAGCACAGGCTCTACGTAATGACAGTCCTCTACAGCCTCTGGGTAGTAGCTGACGGCACCGACTAAGTCACCTTGGGAGTCATAGACTCCTAGTATATACTGTTTACCCAGTATACTTCCCAACACCCTCCAGTAGTGCTGCTCAGGAGCCAGACCCCGACTAATGCCGTGGCCCAGTTCGTGCAGTTGCTTCACTGCGTCTGTAATGTCATCGGACTTCTACAGAACCTTGAGAGTGTAGTCGGAAGTTTTACTAGTGTGTTTTAACTTCATTCCTACTCCGGTAACTTCATTTATCAGCAGAAGAAGAAAGGTGATTCCAGCACTTGCCGGATGTCCAGGGAGCCTACCTCGGGCATATCCAGGTCCGTCAAGTCCGCCCCAGCTGCTGCTGCCGCGCGAGTAATATCCCCAAGAAGGTCATGCTCTTCGTAGAGACGCACAAACTGCTCTCGGATGTGCCGGTGCATAGTATCAACATCGGCTGCATGTGTAGCTAGGGAGTCGTGAATCGGCACAATGTCCAGACCCTCGGCGGCACATAGAACCATCATCAAGTGCGTACTATCCAGGCTGTGCACAAAGTTTGGGGCAATCCCTGAGGCTGCCTTGCGCTTGTTGCAGGTCTTGAAATCCCGATTATGCACGCGCATGATGGTGAGGTTCATACAGTCAATGCGTACCCGCACTTCTTCACGCTGTGTGTAGCGGTTCATTACAAGCCCACCCAGCGGCGTAGTCCACTGCAGGTGCTGGCTTGCTGGTACACGCCTAGCGAGGTTCTGCAAGTACGACATAACGGCCGCAGCAGCAGGGTTTGCCTCCTCGATAGCGGCGCGCATACGCGGAGCCAGGTAGCACGACAGATTCCATAGACTGTTAGTGTCGGTACCTTCATACCCCTCAGCACAAGCGCCTTCAAAGATGTAGTCACTGCAGCTGCGCACCGTGGCGCTGTAGAAGTAGGTCATACTGGGGCGCTTGGTCATGCTGCGGGTGATTTCATTCTCTCTCCAGTACGTGCTCTGGATAACGAAATCCTCCTTGTCCAGGTCCAGTATCACCTTCTCGTCCGTACGGCGCTTCACGTCCATATACAGGTCCGCTTTCTTGTCGTTACCCTCCCAGTACAGGTTCGTCAGACGACCGCCCACAGGGTCTCTCAGTAGCGCTGAGAGGTGCTGCCCACCTGAGTTCGTAGCGTCCATAGCCACTTGGGTTCGGCTAATATACTCTTCTGGGCATCCAGAACGAACAGCATTAACCAAGTCGATAGCGGCTGCCAGGAAGCACCAGGGGCTGTCTGCCTTGGCAAAAGCAGGGCAATCAAACGGGGATATTGTGAGTTGCTCAATCTCTGCAAAGTTCGCATCAACCCAAGCTGCGCGGTCTTCGAATAAGGTCTTGTCATAACCAAAGCATGTGGCGACGTGCACTTTGAGCCAGAAAAGTCCGCGCCCCCCCAAAGGTTTACCACGTCCAAATTCAAGAAGGGCTTTCTGCAAATCAGAACCTTGGGGGTGCAGCGAGGACTTGAAGTACAGGCGGTAGCGCCAGTCCACACAAGTAGGGAAGTACAGGGCTTTCTCATCTTTGAATCCCTCTGCCATTTCCAACGTAGTCAGAAGGCTGCGCAGTTGCGATACACGCTTACGGTCGGCGCTGTACCATAGAGACATACGCGTCTTCCACTCACCGAAGCGGTCAAGCTCTTCCTCGGTGTAATTCTCTTTCGGAACCCCGTCCAGATACCACTCCGGTTTCGGCTCCGGTACTGAGCGAGGCATACCTATCCCAACACCCAGGGCCCGTGCTTCTTGCACCAGTTCCAGTATGCGCTTATTAATACGGTACGGGGTTTCCTGTGCCTTATTAAGCGCCTTTTTGATGCCATCCGCGGATTTAAATGCTTCCGCTACTTCACGGAGACGAGCTCTGTCAATGTGCGAGTTATGATAGGTTCCGCGATTGTCGATAGGGGTGAGGTACCCACCGTCCCACAGAGTAGTGTGCTGCACCGGCGGTACCAGCATAGGCGGCTTCATGGTTACAGTGTCAGCGGACTCTACCAGTTTCTGGAAGGCCTCCATAACGTCGTCAGCCGGATAGAGCATGCTCAGATTCCCGCTACAGTTCTTCCACTGGAACAGTCCCGTCTCAAATACTGCGGCACATAGCAGACGCCCTACGGAGATGTTCTGGGCATTGGTCCAAGGCTCGTGCCCGTAGTGTACGTTCTCGGCACTGGCACGGAGCGTACGCAGGATGTGCGTAGGGGACTTCGTACGGCGCTCTGTGAGGTACTCATACACGCGGTCCATGTACGCTGGGGCTACGTTGCGTAACTGCAGAGCCAGTAGCTCTGACTGTACGTTTCTGCCCAGTGCGGACATTACCGCCTGTGCAGTCTGACGGCGACTGGCGGACTCACCGGGGGCGACGCTGAACGCCTCAAACATTGTGCACAGGCTCAGGGTGGTCAGGACATCCAAGGGGATTAAGCGCAGGAACCTGCGATACTTGCCGCCAATGCCCGGGGCTTTGACATTTCGCATCTCATCGATAGCGGCAGCAGCCACCTCGTATGCCGAGGTGAGCATACGCTGTGTCATCGGCAGGTTCATAATCCCGCCGTTCTGCAATGCATCCGTAATCAGCTTACGTGCCCGCTCGATTCCGCGAATCTTATAGGCCTCTTCAAGCTCCAGCTGGCGTTTCACCAGTGCTTCCTCTGGTACTACAACCGTATTCAGGGCGCTAATCATAGGCGCTTAGTCTCCTTGGTTATGTCCGGTACTTCTAACTACTGATTGCGACTTACCCAGAGATTGTACATCTCCAGGTAGTTTTTAGCGGCGCGTTCGTCGCCTCGCTCTACTGCTTTCTACCACATCATGTGGCACCACTCACTTGGCTGCACTATCCATCTGCTCCAGTTCTAGAATAAATAACGCACAACAAGCGGCGTGCGCCAGGTGCGGTAAACCGCTCTCCGAGTCTAGCGTCTCACCCATAGCGTGTGCTGTGAGGTGCCGCAGTAGCGCGGCCTTGTATCGGGACTTACCTTCGGCTACCGTATGCCAACTGTGTGCCGCATACTTCTGGGCCCCGAAGGTCAGCACATCACTGATACGTAGCAACGCATTCGGGCACCCGTCCAGTAGCAAGTCCATTCTGGGTTTGCCTGCGTCATACTTCATGCCTGTACCTACTGCGCTCATGCTAATTCCTCCACCCCGTGGGATTTTAAGTCTGTTCGATGTGCTGCTGCACCATAGTCGCATACAGCGTAAGTGGTAATACCCAGTCCGCGGAAATGCTCAATCACCGCGGGGCTGTCATCCCAAGCCGCCACAATGTTTTCCAGCCCGACTTGGTTACGCAGAAATTCCTCTTTGATGACAGTATCCTTTCGGTTGTCGCTGTGCGGCCTCATAACCAGCTCGGAGTACATAACGAAGTTCCGCTCCAGCCAGGCCTCTGTTTCCGCTCTTACTATATCCGAGCGCCCTGTCAAGATAATAACCCGCAACCCTGCGCGCACCATGATGTTGCACACTTCAATAGTGCTATGGATAGGGCTGTCATCCTTCGAGGCCCGGTTGAATTCATTCCAGCTGTCAGTAAGGTGCAAATCCACAGTAGGCAGCAAGTGCAAGCGGTGTGTACCATCAGCCAGCGTACCGTCCAAATCAAAGATTACTGCCTTCACTTAATAGTCTCCCGTGCTTTGCGTCGTGCCCGGGCCTTGCGGGCCTTGAGCTTCTGTGCCTGTGCCAATTCTTCCGGCGTCTTGTGCGTATAGTATAGCATATCCGTAGGTTCGCGGTCTAAGTAATCGGCGACCCTACGTAGAGATTCAGCAATAGCCCTAGAAGATTGCATGCTACCAACAATCCAGCGCCCAGCGGCAGATGCCACTTTGCCTTCCCCTCCATTGCACGAGCGATGAAGAGCACCCCGAATACGCCCAGTAATATGATCATGGTCAACGACAACAGAATCACCAGTTACCCCCTTGATTGTGAAGTCCAAAGGTTTGCCACAAAGGAGGCAGATACCTCCCTGGTCTTTGGCAAGCTTAATAGCCACAGAGCGAATCTGTGCTCGTGTAATTTTACGCAGACTCATACGGGCACCTGCACAAACGCCCAGGAACTGCGCCTGGCCGTGTCCTTTATCATACCTAAATCCCGGCGCTCCCATCTAGCAGGCGCGCGTTCGTACTCTACTGTAACGGTTTTATCTGACACCTTAACAATAGTGCCTATACGCAGTGGGTGCGCACCCTTGTTTGCTTCTCCGAAAGCTACTTGCTGCCCAACCTCAGCAACCCTTCCAAGTGCGTCAACTACCATAACTCAATCTCCCCGATTATATCCAGCATAGCATTGTCGTGAATGAGAGAATCCAAATGCTCAACCGTTCTTCGATGTGTTTTGGGTGCTCGTTCACGCAGCGCATCCAGAATAGTTTCAAGTTCACCGTGTTTCCCCTCATAGTATAACTCAATCGCCCGCAGGCTCATTTCCTTCGCAGACATCTTCGCCATTGTCTGGGTGCTCCTGTATCCACTGTATGTGCTGTTTATGGTACTCGTGCAGCGAATGCACCCAGTCACGCAGACTGGGAGTAGTCAACAGTGACATCAGATACAGATACGCTGAATCTGATTGGGAGCGCCTCAGCCACAGGCATTCAGCCTCTGCGAGTACGTCTTGGTTGTTTCGAGCATACGCCGCTACAACGAATTCTGCGGCGTCCTGCTCTGAGGTAATAGGATATATAGCATCAAAGGCCGTTCGCTTCCCACAGAGCTTCCCATCAAGCAATGTGATGCCTTTGACGTTGTCGGCGTCGTCTCCTGCCAGCATCTGCCACCAGAAGAACTTAGTGCCGTGTGCTCGCACCGGCATAGCCTGGGTGTCGTCCCACTTAATCCAACCGAATGGGTTATCCAAGGCAGGCCACACGGTTCCGGTCGGGATATCGAACCGGGCCATAGGGCTGAGCCAAGAATCCTTGTCCTGCGACATCAGGATTCCCCGGTCCCCGAAGCTGTACGAATCCATTATGAACAGGTCATCCGCCTCGAAGTAGTCACTGCTGACCACCTGGATGCCCTGCTCAGAATACTGGTCGGGATTATCAATCAGGTGACGCTTCAACGGTGCCTTGAGCGGTAGCTCCTGCCGATTAGCTCGCTGCCCCTGGTAGGGCTTAGCGGTGGGCAAGTGCCAGCGCAGGCACTTGGCGCACCCTGCTGGTGTCAGATACGCCACTGCTTCTGAGCAACCGACCAGGAACATGTCCTCAAGCACCAGCTGATAGAAGCGTCGTATTGCAGTGTCCAAACGTTTCACCGTAGCAGCAGATTTATAAACTGTGAAATCCGCGTCGTACAGCAGAATCTTCCCAGAGTTCTGCGGAGCTAACTGCTCCCCGAGCTGGGACAAGTCAACCCCGTTGATAATCATCAGACCCCCGTAACCTTCTTGGTCAGCTTACGCGCCCAGGATTCCCACACGCCCAGTGTGCTACTATTCTCTATCCTCTCGCACGCCCAGCTCAACGCCACTACTGGCAACAGCGGCGACACAAGTGCAAAGTACAATACTTTAGCAAAGACATTTCGCATTATTCACCCTCCAGTTCAGACAGCACCAGCACGGTGCCGAGCATGTCCCCGATTACTTCCGGAGTACGCAGACTCTGGTCTGCATCGTAAATACAGGAACCAATCTCTGCCAGCCCGATGCTGAGCGTGCCCACTACGCGGATAAGCACGAGGTCATCGCCACGTAACTTATCTGCATGTGCCGCCAGGTCATTGTGCTCCCGGAAGGCGGTAGCGGCCAGCTCCAGGTCCATGCCATACAGTGCTGCCAGCTTGTCCAGAGCGCCGTACACATCACTTAGGTCCCCGCGGTCGAAACCGGAGGCGGCATCGTGGGTCACTGAACTTACCGCCAGAACCAGTTTCTTGTATGCGTCGAGTACTTTATCCATTAGTCAAACCCTTTCAGTTTGTGTTTTTGAATGAAGGCGTGTGCTTTGGTCTCAGTGGCCGTAGCCTCCGCGCCCAGGGCGTATGCACGGCGCCGGGACTTGGCGCACTGGCGAGTCAGGTGGTAGCGGTGTGCACTAATCTCATTACCCAGAAGGCTCACCCTGTGTGCATGAGAGTTAGCCGCCCAGTGCCAGTCATTTGCTCGCTTCTGCAAACGCTGTGCACGCAGAAGCAGAAACACGGCGTACTGTTCTTTGGCCCATGTGATTATACGCATTTATGCCCCCAGGAAGTTCGCCACTTCATCGCGCTTAGCGCGCAGTTTGTCTGCCTGCTCGGCATGCTTCGCCGCTTCATCTTTGCTGTGCTTGGAGGCTTCTACGCGCGCCTCGGATTGAGCGGCCAGACGCACTGCGTCGTCTGCGAACTTAACTGACAGCTGCTCGTTAAACTGCGCTTTGGCATCGGCGCGTTTAGCTTCTGCTGTGTAGGCTGCACTCAGGAGTTTGATGAGAATGTTGATGATGTTCATAGGCTTCCTCTAAGGCCCCATGCGGGGCCATATTAGTTTAGGTTAGGGTAGATTAGGCTTGAGGCGCTGCTGGCGCTGCTGGCGCTGCTGGTGCCGCGGGTGCAGCGGGGGTTGCAGGGGCAGCCGGAGCAGCAGGTGCCTGCATAGCTGCCGGACTCGGAACAGAGCCAGCGTTCAGCATAATATCCAGAGCACTGCCCGGGAAGTCTACGGCCTTGTACATATCCTCCTGAATCCAGTTCTTGCTCTTACCGTCGTCGAAGGTGCCTTCGATGTGCAGGCTATCCCAGGTCTCTTTGGTTGGGTTGTTCCACAGGAACAGCTTAATCTCAGAGGCATCCAGAGCTGGCATCTTGGTAGGCTCGCCGGTGTTCGGGTCGAACTTCGGAATCGGGCGAATACCGGACAGGTCCACGATGTTAGACTTCTTGCCCGCAGCACTGGTGTGTTCATCAATCGGGAAGGTGAAGGCCTGGCCCAGACGCTGTGCAGCATGTTTAATGCTGTTGTCGTAGTTGAGCTTGTCGAAGAATTTCTTGAAGCCTGCGCGCTCAAAATTACTGATAGCCATAGGGAACGGGCGGATACGCTTCACTTCGCCGTTAGGGCCGTACACTACAATGCCGATGCGTACGTTAGCCACTGCAGGCTTACCAGTAGGCTTACCACCCTTAGTCGGCAGACGCTTACCAATTTCCACGTACTCGGTGAAGTAGCCGTAGTACTCACCCTTCGGCAGCAGTACGTCCTCATACGCGCCGCCCTGTGATGTCTCGGTCATATCAACATCTTGCGTTTCAATCGCAGCAGCTACCAGGGAGTTCAGAGTGTCCAGTGCGTTCATAGTCATATAATTACGTCCTCGTTTAGTTTAAATGATATTTACGTGCAGATGCAGGCCCGGCCTAGCGGTTCTTAAATGCGGACTTAATGCCGATAGCCGCAGCTGCCGCCACCCCACCTGCTGCCAGTATTGCCAACAGCAAGGCGATACCGCCGTAGAACGGAAGCAGTACCCACCACCAGGACCAGGCGATAACGCCGGTCAGTTTCAGGGTTACAAAGATAAGGCCCAGTACAGAACAGATTCCCATTTTCATCATCACCGCTATATTATTTAGAACGACCAACCCAACGACCATCGTCGTCGAGCAGCATCGGAATTAACTGCGGGCAACCCTCGGTGATTACCATAACACCCAGGATTGATTTCTTGCGGGTGAGCCTGCCGTAAGCAAAGGCCATGCTCTTGCGGTCAATCAGACACCCGGCGTACGCACCAAAGTACAGCGCCGTTGAAGAAGCAGCATACTGAACCTCGAAGCGTCCATGCTCATGCCCCAACACCAGAGAGGTGCGCTCATGGGATGCATTGAGCATGAAATCACCGCTGACTTGATGCTGGAAACGGACAGGCCCCAGCGGTGTATTGAGCACCCAAGCGTCGGCCCACGACCACGCCGGAGCACCGTGCTCAGGGAATAAGATGTCCCGGTACTTCTTGATAAATTGCACTGGCAAACCGTGAGCTTTAGCGCGGCGATATACGAGTGAGCCATGATTGGAATCGCAAACCAGTAGGTTCGGGAATAGTTCATGCAGCTCCTCCAGTACGAGCTTGGCTTTCTCCAGCTCCACCCCTGCGCTATCCAGGTTAGGGTCAGAGTCGTGGAAGCTGATAGCGTGCCCGTCGGTTTCATCACCAACCTGCACCACCATGTCCGGACAGTACGCATCACGTACGCTCTCAAGGAACGGCATGGCGTCTACGTGAGTATAGGGGGCGTGCAGGTCCCCAACCACCAGGATGCGGTGACACATATCCGGCACCTTTGTATTCCCGATATCGTCCGTTGGGCTTGGTTGGATTAGCTTACGCGCTTCCTGCAGCCCCCGATTGGCGCGCGCCTTGCTGCCCTTGTTATCCATGAAGATGCTGCGCCAGTAGCGCACAAGCTGACGAGATATACTAATGTCCGTATCCACATCCCCACGATTGTCCAGCTCTTGGTTATAGTATTGAGCGGCCAGGGCGTTATCCAAGTACTGGCCCAGGATTGCCTGGTGCTGCTCTTTGGTGAATAGTTTGATTAGACTTACGCGCGCCATTAGTGTTGTTTCTCCCGCACCGTTACTTTTACCGGGGAGTACGTAGTGGCACCCCCATCCTGTTTCCTCTGGCGCTCCAGCTCGCCCTTGAACCACTCCCTAGTGGCGTATTTTATAAATGCCTGCAGCGCTGCGTCATCATCTAGTGAGTCCAGGTAATTTTGAAAGTGCTCTGGTAGTTTGCGCGATTTAATCCATCCGCGCATACCACCTAGCTCTTCCTTTGAGATTACTAACTTAGTGCTAAAGGCTACATCAATAAGGAATGTTTTACTCATCATAACTCTCTTGTGTTGTTCCTACTCGTATCACATTAATTCCACGGGAATCACAGAATCAAGCCAGAGTCAACAAATAATTTTATTTAATTATTTAGTTGACCCCAGCGTATTTATGTGTTACCCTAACACCCTACACCACCCAAGGGTCCACCTATCACTACTCCGCGATGAGCTTGTACTCTCCAGCGAAGAAGGGGATGCCGTCCCCAGGCTTCTCTGAGTTGCTGTCCGGATTGAGTAGCTCTACCTCGCCGAATTCAACGTCGTAAGATATCACGCGACGCTGCGTACCCGGTGCAAAGTAGGCACGATGTCGTGGGTCGATAGGCTCCGGCCCAAGTTCCAGCATCTCCACAATACTGCCAGGTTTTATAGTCATTCTACTTTCTCCTTACTGTACATACTCGTACCCATCTCAGCCTCTGCTGGGAAGGGCACCTCACCAATGATACCGTAGTTAGGCCAGAGCTGGTGGATACGCTTAGGTGCGTCCTCCATACACTGCTTAACCAACAAGCTCGCCTCACGCCCAACCTCCGGGTTGGCGCTGTCCAGATACAACGCATCGTGCACGTTCGTAATCAGGCACACCTGATTATCGAACCAGTCACGGGCCAGGAGGGCACGCAGAACCATACCGGCAGCCACCGCCATCAGGAAGAATGCTTCCCCCTGGCACCAGTAGTTTGCCATCTCGGTTTCCTTGTAGTCCATTACCTTCTGCTTACGCTGCCCGGGCACAACCTCCTTCCACTGTTCCTTCTGGCGGAAACTATAGCGAGCACCTGCTGGGCTGGTCCATGTCCCGATTCGATAGATTCGGTAGCTGCCGTCGTCAGCCTGCTCCCGGTACATGCGCCCCTCCGCACCAGTACGTTCTACCTCTTCCTTGACAACAGCGCGGAAGCTAATTGTTTGCGGGAACAGCGCAGCCTCGTTGTCCAAGAAAGCCTGTGCAAATTCCACCGTACATCCAGTAGCAAACGCAATCCCCTTAGCCGTAGCGCCATACTGGGCTGCAAAGCTAGGAGCCTTAATACCTGTACGCATTGCCTTCCAAAGCGGATGCAGCTCGTGCTTCTTGTTGTGACAGCGCTCATATACTTCTTCATACGGTAATCCCTCGCGGAAAGCTAGGCGGTAACAGTGCATATCCGTACCACTCTGCAGCAGTCCCAGCAGTTTCTTATCACCTGTGTGTACACAGGACATAACCACTTCCAGTGCCGAGTAGTCAACCTCAGTGATACGTCCGTTATCTCCGAATCTACTGGTGAACACCTGCTTCACCTTGGATTTAGCTACCCCATCACCGTCCTCATCCGGGCGGGGCAGGTTCTGCAGGTTCGGGTTAGAGCTACTCAAGCGCCCGGTTACGGTGGCGCAAGTATTCAGCCGGTGGTGTATGATACCGGAACCATCGGGACGCTCCGGGATTACGTACTGCAGCATCCCCTTCCGCTCTTTGACCTTACCTTCTGCGTCCAGGACCTCTCGCAAATAGTAAGTGCCGGTATCCTTCTCCAGCGCCGCCAGTTCGTTCACCAACTTACAGAACTCGAACCCTTGGCGAGCCAGCGCCTCCATTGCATCAGTGCTGGTGCTATACACAGGGGTGCCATCCTGCAGGGTGCGCGCCTGTCGGAACTCCCCGCGCTCTGCGTACTTCTCCCGGATAACTTCCGGAAGCTCCTGGATGTTCACTAGGCCCGGGCAGAAGTAAAGGTCGTCTTCCCATTTAAGTTTCTCTTCCTCGGTATCGAGGCGGAATACTTTAGGGAGCCCCTTGTTCTTACCCGCACGATATGTCACTACACGCCACCATCCGCCTTCCGTTTGAAGTCCTTGCATGTGCGTGTCGTGTACAGGTATATAGGTGTGCGCACCCTCTTCGTCCTCGTACTTATAGAAGTCGGCCTTGACGTACTGCGGCGGGTCATATGGCACCTTCTTGCGGTACTTGATAGGCCCGCCGTACACCAGTGCTGACATATGGAAGTCCGACCCGAAGTTGAAGTCAAGAGTCTCCGGCAAGTCCTTCGGGATGTACTGTTGCAGCTCCTGCTTAATCTCACGGATGCGCTGCTCCTGCTCCTCCTGGTTCTTGCGTGCAATTGGCATATTCACGAACAGGCCGAACCACTCGCAGTACGCCCAAGCTAGCAAGGCATCCATACGCTCCCACACGTACTGCATCTGATTGCGCTGGGCGAACGTAGCGCACTGGCCGTAGAAGCACAGGGCCGTGTTCGGGATGTCCCCGTTAACCAGGTAGTCATGCAGCAGCATCGGGTCAATCTGGGAGGTTAACACACCCTGCTCCCAGAGAATCTTAACCCCGTCTACTTTATGCGTACCGCCGTACTTAGGAGCCGTCTCGTCCAGCGACGGATACATGCTCTGAAAGTCCGAGGCGATGTATTCCCCGTGCATTGTGCAGAACACCCTGCCGCCGCGCTTGAGGAAGGCTTCAAACTGCTGCCGCTGGTACGTGAGAAACCAAGAAATCTCATAGGCTGCGTTGTGCGCAACAATAAGCCAGCAATCCTCGGGGATATGAAACCACCGGCAGCCTTCTGCTGCACTGTTTCCCGCCAAGAAATCAGCTCTTGAATTGAATCGCACCGATTGAGTCGCGCCAACAGTGGTAGTACCGTCAGCCTGTGTCGTGTCGATACGCCATGCTGACTCAACGACATAGTTGTCAGGGCAGTATGGGCTTGCTTTAGAGCCGTAATATTCATGGTTTTGAACCTCTAAATCTACGTGCATTATACTGGTTGTTGACAAGGGTACTCTCCTCTTAGCACTTTGTATATGACGTTAGTGTCTACGCCGTACTCGCGGGCCAGATGGGTAACGCCATAAATCCTCGGCGTATGCTTGGCACAGATATCTTCACAGTCTTTAAGAGTTAGGCGTTGGCGGCTAGGCACCCGCTTAGCACTACGGCCGCGCTCTGCTCGGTCCTTGTTGTTATCTGCCAGGGTTCCGGGTATTAGGTGCTCTGGGTTAATGCACCGCGGGTTGTCGCAGGTGTGTCTGACAACCACTCCATCTAGAGCTTTAAGCGGCACCCCTAATTTCTCCGCCAGCACCAGCCTGTGCAGGCGTACGCAACGACTGTTAACTCCCGGTTTAGCTACCAAGGCGTAGCCTTCTGGGGATAGGCTGCGCGAACGTCCGTGGTCGATACACTCACTCATTTCCAATTAGCCCTCCGAGCCTTGTTGATAGCCAGATGCACAATCAGCTGGCTGCTGTCCAGCGCGAATCGTTTACGGAAAGTACCTGCAGATGCAGCGTACGCCTTGATTACCTCGTCGTCTAGGTAGTTGATGTCTGACGGTTTAAGCATACTAGTAAATCTCCCAGCAGTGATATAGGCCCTACAATATCCCACTCTCTCTGATTGTAGCGCGCCCCGAGTTCCACGGTACAAAATTCCCCGGTAACGCGGTGTCGCACCACGTAACTACCGCGTATAAGTCCTGTGTAATCCACTTTTTGGATAACCCCTGTATAGTCTACTTGCATAAACCCTCCTGTGTACCTACATAGCGCCCTCTAGGAAGGCGCTAGGGAAGTCATGAGTTAATCTGACCTTCGTCAAATCTACAACGTCCAGGCTCGAATCCCGCCTCGAATTGCAGGAGCGACTCTTTACCAGATAATGCCATCTTGTTCTTCGGAGTACTGATACCGCGGACGTTTTGCATGTGCGGCTGCTCGTTTCTGTCCAAGCACCCCATCATAATCGCCAAGTCCAGGGCACCCTGTACACCAATCTTGCTCTGCTTCATAGCGGTGAGCGGTGGGAACAGCATGTTGTAACCTTCAAGTGAAAGCTGCATAGTCCCTACAATAGCACAGTCGTTCTCGCACCCAAGGATACGCAGCTCCTGCCACTTCGCCTCAAGGTTCTGGTGCTCACTCTCCATAGTGCCTCCACGGATATTCGCCACCATGTCAATGATGATTACCGCCGGGCGCATCTCCTCCATGAGTGTAGAGATTTGGGCCATAGTAAGAGAGTGCGCCGCCTTTACACGAATCCGGTCAGCCCTGCCTACTTTCTTGAGGTAGGCTGGCACGAACTCTTGCTTACTGTGCCGGTCCTTAATCTCCGCCAGAGTCCAGTGCAGCGCCGCTTGATATACCCTCGGCACCGTGCGCGTCGCCGGGCCCTCGTTAACCAGCCAGAGGATAGGGCGGTCCTCGTACACTTCCGGCTGCTGCTGCATTTGCTCAGCAAAATCCACAGCAATAGCAGCAAGCAGACTAGTTTTACCAGAGTCCACAGGAGCAGCCACTGCGATACAGTCCCCGCCACGTAGACCTCGGATGTTGCTAGCGAGTTGCTCGAACACGCCAAGTTTAAGACCGCCGCTCTCATCAGTCGCGGCAAGTATCTCGTCAACACTTCCGCTCTCCCATTCCAGTAGCGAATCATGAACAGCAGCGCCGTCCCCGTACTTACGCTGGAGGTGCTTCATCTCCAGCAGGTAATCAATCTCCTCGCCGTCTTGGTAGCGCTGCGTCAGCGCTGCTACCTCCCCGCTGTAGGCCAGCTCATTCAGGGTCTGGACAATGCCCACCACAGAATCCTGCGGTACGGCTTGTACTCCTCGCATAAGCTCGTCCATGATTACCCGCTCTTCCCTGGATAAGTGCCCGGCCCGGAGGTTTAGCATGCTCTGCATTGCATCCCACTGCACCTCCTGGTGCTCCGGGTACGTGTTCCAGTACAACCCCACCCAGTCTAGTAGGTTAGCTGTGTCTGGCGCTAGCATGCTCTTAGGTATCTGCTCTCGCAAGCGAGTCCACACTTTCTGCGTGCACATTGCACGAACAACTATCAGGTCCAATTAAACCTCCACGTATTCGGTGGGCTTACGTACACGATGCGCGTGGTGCCAGCGGCAGGCGTTTATTGCAACCTCACGAGAGCGCTCACGTGCATAGGTTAACCAAATAGGGAACCAGAAGCGCTTAACCTGAGCCTTCCAGATCTCTCCGTTATGCTTGATGCGGTACTTGTGCTTTATCACTTAAAGCCTCCAGTATCTCTTTGATTTCTGCGTCCTTCGGGTCCGCAGCGAAATAGTGCTCTCGGCACTGCATGAACGGGCGCAATGCCCTGCGCGCTGCCGCTACCCCGGCGTGTCCCGCCGGGTCATTGTCCAGCATCAGAATCACTTCCGGGCGATTCTGAATCAGCCAGGCCCTCAGCGGCGTGGGTAAGCGTGTACCCAGCATAGCTATAGCCTGCACGTTCAACGCACTGTAGCTCGTAACTGCGTGCTGTATCTTCCGGGCTGATAGTAGGTCCTCGGTAAGCACGACCTTTAGAGGTGCAGCCGCAGCTACAGCCGGTGCTACGGCAGGTGCCGCGACAGCGAAAGCTATTGGCTGGCCGTACATTACCCACTTCGGTTGCTGTCTGGCATGCACTGCACGGCCCAGAGCAGCGCTTCCGACACGGAAGATTATCCGCTGTTTCTCTTTGCTCCATTCTGCATCCTCCACCATTTCAGGCATGATTCCTTTTGAAGCAAGGAATCCGTAAATAAAACTCTGCGTTTCCGCAGGCGCTTGGCTAATGCAAATTGCATCTGCAGGTGCAGAGGGCTGCACCCTCGGCTCTTCCTGTAACTGTATGCGCTGGTACTGCTTGTGCTCCTTGCCCACCTGTTTGCAGCGGTGGCAATAGTATTCCCAGGCATCCGGGTTATTATAGAGCACCCCGGCGGCGTCCCTGCCGCAGCACCGAAAGCGTGCCCTCTGCCCTACGGCCAGGCGCTTGCACGCTCTAAGCCAGGGCCGGTCCATTACAGTACCTCGCGCAGCACTATACCTAGATAATTCTCATAGATTGAACAGAAGTCCCCTACGTCATCTAATAGCTCGTAGTTTGTGAACTTATTCGCAGCACCACTTAGGTTCACCTCCCCCACTTCAGAGCGGTAAGCCAGGTAGACTTTGCTTAATGTTAAGTCTACAGCAGCGGGGTTGTGCCCCTTGGCATCTACTACGATATTAACCGCCCTCATTGTGCTTTCTCCTTCCGTTTGATTTCCATAGCCATGCGGCGCAGATCGTGTGCCAACTGCAGAGCTGAATCTGGGTCGATGTTAATCCCAATCTCAGCCTTTGCCCGAGTGCTGCCCTTTCTGGGAATTATTCCGATGTACATTAAACCTTCCCCCGCACCATTATATTTAGCAAGAACTAGGCGCTGGTCATTTCCCGGGTCACGCTTAGAGTTCATGTAGGCCACCTTGTCCGGGACCGGCGGCAGCTCATCCTTCGGTTCTTGATACAGCTCGAAGTTATCGGCGTACCACGGGTAGAGGTCGGCTCCCCCATCTGTAAAGTTATCCAACTGCAGCCAGTGGCCGCTTGTAGTTATATCTGTAATTACGTAGTAAGCAAAATCCCCTTGGTACGACTTGAACGACGAAGTGTTTTTGTGTGCTTTGCGAACAACTTTATCACCAACTTTAAACTTAGACATAATCAACCCTCCACAATATTATCGTATCCGCCCCAGTCTTCTACGACTCGGGTGCCTAGTTCAATCAGCTCTTCTTTGAAACCGTAATCGGAGAACACCATGATGTACTCAGCCGCCTTGGCCGGGTTCTCCTGCACCCAGCTAACCATTTGTTGTTTAGAAAGCTGGGACACTACACGGAACGCAGCCAGCAATTGCGGGTCCTCGTCCGGGGGCATATCCCACGGCTGTCGTAAACTGAGTGTCGGTGCAGATAGCCATTGGTCTGGCTCCACTACCTTCGGGTCTCGCTCAATCGGAAGGTGCGAGAACGTGCCATCTTGTAGTACCCGCTCAAGCACTTGCCCCAGGATGTTCAGGTCCAGCACCTCATCCGGAGTGTGTTCATGCATGTACCCTACACCGACGTTGGTGCACTCAGGAATGATGCCAACGAACTCGGCTGAGTCAGTGTACACCCCCTTCTGTAAGTGCTGCTCCGTGCGTCCCAGGCGCTCTGCTAGGGTCTTGGCAAAGGTGTCAGAGCAGCAGCGCATACACCTTTGATGCGTAATGATACCGTCGCCGCGGCGGTCGAAGCTAATCATCGCCTTGACCCCGGTCCAGAATCCCGTGTCATCCTTAGCGGATGCACCGCTGCCTTCGCAGCCTACCTCTTCATCCACGAAGAAGCAGTAGCGTCCGTGCACTCCCCGCTTAATCATCTCCAGCATCAGGTAGATACCGGCACCGCAGTCTGCCCCGAGACAATCTGCAACCTGCGGATTCCGCAGAAACACTACACCCTTGTTAGTGACGGCAATGTCCGGCGCTGCACTGCCGGGCCGGGCCACTGTGTCGAGGTGCGACGTAAACGCTACGTCACTCTGTTCGGAGTCACCGACGAGCACGAAGTAGTTACCACGTGCATCTCGCACGTACCGATCACCGCTAGCAAGGGCGCTGCTGAGTAGCGGCTCGAACCACTTGGCACTGCCCCAGCTTGGGCGGTGTGTTGTTAGAATCTTTGTCAGTAGTTTAAGGTCAACACCATACATTAAGCTGCCTCCTGTGCTTCTTTGGCTTCTTCATCTTCATCATTGCCGAGGTATGGCTCATCCAGTACGGACGCAGCATACTCTGTCAGAATCAGACCGTGCACTGGGTGCGTTTCTGCGTGGATACTCAGAACATCATATCCCCGGGCGTACACTATTGGCTCTTCGTCGTGCACTGTACCCTCTACGGCGCAATATGCTACGTCGCGGTTGTACACCCAAGAGTCGTGATAGTCGGACCATGAACAATCCCATGATGGATACACCACGTCGCGCCCAACTACCCGTACGTGGGTATCGCCAATGCAGCCAGCACACACACGGCCCCCATCAGCAGCCTCTACCATATCCTCTTCATCGAAGCACTCACCACAGTCTACGCAAGAGCAGCGACCGTCGTCGATATAAATATATCCGTCAGCATTTTGTGCTTCGTGGTCATAACTATCAGTGATAATGAACGCATCCTCCCCTTCTTCATCTACCCCGCATTGATTACTGTCCAGGTACGGCATAAGCACCGCGCCGTCATACTCTGGGTGTGGGATACGTGCCAGCATTTCGCCATCTAAGCAGTCCATATTGCGCCCGTACCCGTTAGCACGCAGGGTGGCATCCGCAGCATCTCCATATGCACGGACGTATTCGTTGGTTTCGATGTTAACGATAGCCCGGGCCTGCACTTTAAAGTCGTCACCAAAAAGTTCACCAGTATACTGGATGAACAGACGCAAGCCGTTATCTGGCAGGCCGTGGCTGGTTGTGGCGTAAACGCGCACCGGGCTATACTCGAAGCTGTATCCAGTCATGCAGCTGATCGGGCCGCTCTCATATGCGTCATACCACTCCCGCTCGGTCTTGCACAGATACGTGGTTGGGTCCACGTTCATAGCCTTGAGGTCTTCGATACTTTCCCGGAAGTCTACGCCGCTGCCGTAATAGTTAGCAAGCCATTTGCCTACGCGCATCTCCACGCAGCGGTACTCGGTAACTGCGGCGTAGTCTTTGTGCAGCCGAGGCTGCCCAAGCATTACTACAGGCTCACCATTGCGGAAGCCGAAGCCCAGCGGGATTGCAAATCGAGACACAACAAACCCGTGCAACTTCATAAGCAAGGCCGCTGCCTGATAGTCACCATCATACTCACTGTACCCACAGCAGGAGTATTTGACACGGAGAGAATGCGTAGGTGCCAGCAGAATCTCTTCGAACAACTCTACGGCCTGCTTGTGCACCTTGTATCCGGTAAAGTTTTGCACTGCTTCCACTACGCGCTCAGTGACTACATCGTGACCGTCGTAGAAGGTTCTGCTGTGGAGACGGAACGCTCCTTGTAAGGGACCGTTAGCCGCGCAAACTACCCCATACAGTGGCCCTCTGTAGGTATCAGCGGTGTTCAGTGGTCCCGCGCTTCTGGGCAGCTCTGTTCCCTCAACTGTGAAATTGCCAAGAGCTACAGCGTAGCCCGGCAGCACCATTGACAGCTTGTAGAAGCCGCGCAAAAGCGCACGGGTTTTGCTGCTCTGTACGCGCTCACTTCCACGAGTTACTAGGTCTTGAATCTGGCACCAGTAATCCCCGGAAGAGAACATGTTATCCTTCATTGGAAGAGCACTGTCCCCCTCTGGTAATTTAATGGTCCAGTTCTCATAATCCGGTACCTTTACAGCCTCGATTACTTTGTTAGTCTCTTGCATTTTCTTTATCTCCAGAGTTGAAAGTATTTCATCATAAACCAAAAGGTCAGCGCGCATACCACTTAGCAAGTCTTCGCCCCATATAGTAGGAGCGGATGGCTCTACGAAAGGCTTCGAAAGCTCCTCGGTAGCCTTTTGCATGAAGTGCTGATACCACATCAAACTCGATGTGCTTTTGCAGTTTCTGTGCGGCATCAGCAGTGTACTCCCGGTAGGTGTTGATAACAAAGCCAACACCCTCTCTTCTAACGCGGAGTAACCTGCGTTCAACTGGTACGATTCCCTTGAGTTCATCTGGAACCTCTTTGAATGTTTCCCACGGGCACCCGCACTTACCCTGCGTCTCCAGCAAGCGCCAGCACAGCAGCGCGGTTTCGTCTACTGTGAGCACACCTCACCCCTTCTTGAATACTACGTTTCGGGCTATGAGCTGGAATACATCCGGTCGGGTGATTACATCACCGGCGCGCCACGTGCTTCTTTCCAGCGTGTAAGGCGGCTCATCTGGTAGTAATAGGTACCGTTCGTTGATACCACCCATAAGGTTAACGCAGCAGTATATACCACTGCGCTTATTTTTATACACGTCATACTCAATCATACTACACCCCGCACGTTGAATCGATGGCAGTAACCGCGCAGGGTCATACCCAGGCGCTGTGCTTGCTTCTCATAGTGCCGGCGCAGTGCTGCCTTCGCGCTGTGCTCCCGCGCCAGCCCGTCGATTGTTGGTCGCTGCTTACGCATCAGCAGCGTCTCAGGACTCTTTCCGTACATGCTTACCTCAGATATCGTTGCTGCTTACACCATCCACGGTCAGCGTTACCGCGGCGTTAGGTTCTTGCTCTTGCACCGCCGCAAGGATACGCGCGCCCAGCTCTTTGCAACCACCCTCGGGGTCTTCGAATAGGTCGTACTCAGGGCGCGGCTGCGGTTCCTGCGCCGCCGGTTGCTGCAACTGCACTGTGCAGTAGGGCACCGGGTTGTTTACGTCGTTGCCCAGCACCAGCATAGCACTGGTCACAATGATGTTGAATACATTAACCATATAGTTGTCTCCAGTCGTTGATAATGCCAAGATTCACGGCGTCCAGCACAGTGCGCGCCGCCATTTCGGTGTAGGTATCAACAAATTCTAAGGGGGGATTCCTGATTAGTGTCTTTGTCAGAGAATATAACCACAGTGTAGTTGTATTCCTCGTATACCCGATTGTACCACACGGGCCAGAGTTCATGACCCGGATAAACCAGTATTGCTTTCATATGAAACCTCGTACGCCAGTTGCATTCACATAGCGCCCCGTAGGACGCTATAGGCTTGCTACTAGAGATACTCACCCAATCCCTCGTACACCCATTTTTGAGCGATTGCCCGCATAGGGATATCGAAGGCGTCGGTGGGCGTTGGCCGCAGGGCACAAGGCCCACCACTTGATAGCCGGAGCTTTATAAATCATGCCGCTGCCTTTAATGTTGCATCAAGTACAGCACGTACATCCACGCCCTGCTGTACCAGCATAGACACGAGGTCAGCATCGCTTACGCCAGTCTCTTTAGCCTTCTTGATGGCGTTTTTAACGCGCCCCAGCGCTTGCAAGCGAACTGCATCGGCATCGAGCGCGTCATTCTTCACCCGCTCCGCTTCGGCGGCGTACAGGGCCATACAGGAGCTATAGAAGCTGGCTACAATCACTTCGCGGCCCTGCTTGTCCGCTTGTTTATAGTCCAGACGCATAGTGTCCAGTTCGATGCCCAGCTTCTCAGCAGACGCATAGCACTTCTTAGCATTGAATTCGTACTTGCCGGAATCTTTATTGAACTTGATAGGCAGCAGCGTACGCAGCACCATATCAAAGTCAGCGGCATCACTGCGCTGCATATCCGTAGCCCAGGAAACGTTGCTACTAATCAGGCCGTGGAACAGCGCGCTGATAGTGATGTTACGCTTTGCTTCTACTACACCAGACAGCGCTTTGCGGATACCAGCAGCAGCGGTGAGCTTGAATACTTTACCAGTTGAATGAGTCATGATTCACCTCTTTGATTGTTGGTTGTTTACTTATAGAATTACTTCACATAGCACCCCATAGGATGCTATAGGCTGTAATTAGTGTCCGAACTGACCAGCAGTGTACCAACCTTGCGGAATCTTGCTGTTACCTCTTGTTTTGGTCTTACCGCGTACATTAGTACTGAATGTAGCGGATTGCTTTGTCCGCATATACCCTGCGCGGTTCAGTGCATCCCGGCGCTTTCTCAATTCCGAACCGGATAGCTTCTCCAGCCCCTCGAATTGTTGTTTCAACTTATCTCTGTATTTCATGCTGCACCTCAAAGTTAATGGTTAACGCCCTAGCAGGGCGCTAACTCTTAACCTTGTAATCCCCTGCACTACCGGGGAGCCGGTGGTTCCGGCCTCGGCGCTATTCTTTTAAGGGGCAGCGCCTCAGCGCCCCAGCCGTTTGTCGTCTCAGCTCTTGACGTTACATCTTCACTGCTACTGATTGTCTAGGGGATGGGTCGTCATCATACCAGTCAAGGTACTGGGCCTCCCCGCAAACCAGCTTACTACGTTGTTCGCTATCTAAGTTACTCAGTGAATCAGAACTTGTCAAGCGTTTATTTCTTACTACCTTACTACTTGCTTCGGGATTCAATCTAGCTTATGTTCTTCGCGGTGTCAACTCTTTTTATTGAGTATCTAACCCTTCACACTATCTAGCTTTAATCCGGCTGAATCTCCCGACTCTGCCCCGTTCAGCACCTCAGTGCCTCCCGGTGATTGAACTATAGCCCCATTGAACCAAAAGAAGCAAGTACTTTTTGCAAATATTTATCTCTAAGAGCAAAAAGGGTAAGCAGGGCAAATACTTAGAGCCATACTAGGGATAGCTCTAGGGGTAGCACTGTGCCAGCACCAGCTGTAGCCACTACTAGCCAATACTAACCAGTACGAACCAATACTTCCTAATACTGCATAGAGCAGAACGCAGTGTCCGTACGCAGTGTAAGGACACGGAGTGATGCGGTGACTGTGTAGGTATGTCAGCCTACTGCGTAGGCACAGGGACATACTAGTGAGTACCTAGTGCGTGCATAGTGAGTAGTAGTATGTATAGTGCCCTAAAACCCTCCTACTCCGGTTACTTCATTTCATAATAGCTTTCGAATGAAAGTAAGGGAGAATGGATAGCATTGGGATAGCGCTGGAGTGTGGAAGTGCGCCCTAGTGGGGAGCGCGCAGCGTAGCACAGAATCGGCACAATGTAAAGCACCAAGGATAGCCAGTGGATAGCCTAGTGCATACTAGGGATAGCACTAGGGATAGCACTACAGCGCACTAGCTGGCCCACTATGGCCCCACTACTGGCCCCACTGGGCAGGCACTAGGCAGGCCCACACTGCGACGCACAAAATAAGCAAGGCAGGGCGCACCCCTATGGCCCCCTATGGCCCACAGAGAGCGCACAGGGATATCGCTGGGATAGCCCCAGTGCCACATAGCACGCACTGAGAGCGCACAGGGGCCACGCAGTGCCACGCACAGGGATAGGCATAGGGTAGCACTAGCGATAGCCCTAGAACGCAGCACAGGCCCGCTCAGGCCCACTGGTGCGCACTAGTAGGCCCCACTAGTGCCCCCCCCCCCTAAATTGACGCTAGGCACCCCCTATGGGGGCAATTGGGCGCGTTCAGGGTGAGGGAGGGGCTCGCGTGAGTCTAATAAATTTCAGGTCCAGGTATAGACGTGCACGTCCCAGTACAGGCCCAGTGTATAACTGGCCCATCTAAGTGCACCTCCAATTAAGCTCCAGCCTTTCTCCAGGTACTTCCATCCCAGAACAACAACAGCCCGGCACCTGCGGCGAGAGTAACCCCAGCCCCCAATGTCAGTAGGCCTGAGCTGTTGTTACTTACAGCGAGGGTACCGGCACTGGATGTGTTGTTATTGACTAGCAGCTGCTGCCCAGGGTACGCTCCCCGTGTCACAGAGTTTATGCTAACCCCTGCAACGCCAGCGGTTACCCTCAGTACTATACACGCATCCCCGGCACGCTGTAAATCCACAGACTGTGCCCCTGCGGTGCCGTAAGTTAGCGCCCTATAACGCAGCGGATAAGAGGTAGCACCGGCACGTATATTGGCACGAATTTTAGCTGAGTCTTCAGGAACTCCCAGGAACGGTGTACCAGACCAAGTATCGGCGTGTACATCCCACTCAGATTGTACATCATACTGAGATGCACTTCTAGCTAGGTAAGATACACGTCCAGAGGCAGTAAAGCGTAAACGCGCGCGAACTACTGTGCCGGTATCATTATGCAGGGCCAGGTTGTGACCAGTGCCTGCATTAATGTATATATCCCCATCCAGTACATCCAAGACCGTCCCAGTATTCAGCTCGAACAGCTCCCCCCCATTCTGGTAAGGGTTAAACTCTCCACTGATATACTTTATAATGACGTTGGCATTCGTCACAGACACTACACTATCATGCACCGTATCAAACTCGAGGTTATCAATAACCACCTTAGTTCGGGTACTGGCATTGCCCCGTAGGTTTATAGGTACACTGCCTTGCCTACTACTAACACGTACATGGCCAATACTTATAAAGTTGTCGGAGGTCTTGGTGGCCCCGGATACAAATAGCCCCGTCTTGGCGTTAACTACCTCAACAGAATCAACCCGTACGCTGTTACCACGTAGCTGCAAACCTACACCCCCGGCACCCATGCCGCGATAATCCTGCAAGCACACAATGTGCCCTACGTTGAATTTGTAGGTACTGGCGTGAGTATCAATACCGCAAGCGTTACCTTGGACTATAGCATGGTCTAAGTACACAAACATGGACCTACCACGCAGATCCCACCTGCCGTCATTAGCGGAGACAGACTGGCCCCCGGTAGTAGTAGTAAATACGTGTCTAGTGTAGTATCCTGCTAGATAGCCTATGCGGGTCCCGTAGCTACCTGAGTCGTTTACTCCATAACCATAACTACCGGTGCTGGTGTCGTTTACTAGATACTCTACAATCACAGACTCTACGTTAGCCATGTAGCATCCTGTGATATTAAGGTACGGACCATTCAGATTAGTGCCTGAGCAGGGCCCCGTTATCTGTGGTGCAATGAAGCCGCGTACAGTGCAGGCGCTAGCGCTCCACCCGGGGGTGATACTACCCTGAACCCTCATACTGTCTAATCGGAGTTTATGCTTAGCTGGGGAGCACACGTAAACGTTAGTGCTGTAACTCTCAATTAGGGTTCCTGTGCTGTAAATGTCTGCACCCACCACCGCCGCTACAACAAAGTACTCCGCGCAGAACTGGTTTGACCCATCTGAGTCAGCCACTACGTCATCACTCCAGATACGGCACACGTCCCCTACAGATAGCGTATGCCCAGGGGCTGTAATTTTAGATACCCTAGAATTTGTACTGGCATCCACACTCAAATTGTAGGACACCTCTTCCACAGAGCTTACGGCTGCAGCAGCCCCTGCGGAGTTCTGGAATGCCAGCGTAGCGGATGCAGTGCCCTGTCGCAGTATAGCCCCATTAAATAGTACAGTTAAATCTCCGGTTACGTTTACAGTGGTCGCGGAGTTTATCAAATACTCTTTACCGTGCGTAAACTGTACAGCCTTACCACTTGCCGATGCAGTTGCACACGCTCTAGCTATAATAGGACCAAAATCAAGCTCGCCAGCAATTGCTGAGCGGTCCACCAGCCAGTATCCAGCGTCGTCAACTACTGGAGGTCTAGCAACTACTAATTTTTCCATGCTAATAACCTTATTGTTTAAGTTCAGATAGAGCTGCTTGCACGTTCTTAAACCGGTTGCCTACAGCCTTAGATTGCCACTGCCGACGTTCCCACAGGCCCCAGCACACTTTGTTGCGCTGCCCGTTAATGTACTGGGAGCAATCAAAAGTCCAGCGGGTACCTCCCTTGTGCGCCCACCCAATCCCGGGGGACTTCTGTTGGTATTTGCTAATATAACGCCAGTCCAGTACAGCCTTCGCGGCCGCTGCGTAATCAAGGCTTTTGAGATGACGTTTCACGGAGCTTCCGTTGAAACCGGCGACGCCTACATTATATGTGAAGTCCAAGGCACCCAGCAGAGCAACGTCAGAGAGCTGCATAGGAAGCCCGTCAAGAGCCTTTGCGTGTTCCCCTGCTGATTGTATCAGTTGTTTCTGACAATCGCTCAGCGTGGCTCTCTGGCCCATTTTGACACCTTTTGTCTCACCATAGCAGATTGTCGGGACACCGGCACTGTCTTTGTAGGCAGTAAGGCTCAAGCCTTCATTATGCTTAATCACTCCAGTGATAGCACCGCCGAGCATAGTGGCCCCCGTGAGGGCCGCTACAACCTTAGTCCTTAAACTCATATTTAATAGTCCCCTTACGTGCCTGCTCTTCTAGGAGCTTGAATGTACGTCGCTTGTAATATGCATTCCACGCCAGGGTTAGCACTGCGCACACCGTCGCAGTGATGAAGCTGATAGTGCTCCAGTCCCAGCTCATTAACTCTGCCAACCAACCTCCTGATACCGTAGCGCCGGTAACTGCTGCACCTGCCCGGGTAGCGAGGTCTGACCCAACCACGTCTCCTACCTTAATCATCCTGCTGCCCCTTCTTCCTGAACAGCTTACGAATCACCAGAATGACCACTAGGAAGACCAAAGGAATGCTGGCCCCAGCTAATCCGGCGAGGATAAGACTGTAACTATCATTGTTAACCACCTGCAGGCGCTCTGCCTGGATTGTGCCGGTACTAATGGTCTGCACTTGCTTCTTGCTAGAAGTATCCAGGGTGCCTACGTTAGAATCCTGTACATCGGTTTTGTTGGTGGTGCTGGAGTCCACCTTGTTGTTCAGGCCAACGGTTTGCTTGGTGTTTTCGGCACCAACCTGCGCAGACACATCCGGCTTAGAACCAACTAAGCCGGTGAGTGCAGAGGTCGCCGAGCAACCAGTCAGAGTAACCGCGAGCAGCAACCCAGCGACCAGTTTACGCATTAGCTTGCCGCCTTCACTGCGGCTACCGCGGCTTCGAGCGCAGCAATCTTGGTATCGAAGGCGGCACCAGTCTGAGCCACATCCTGCGGCTGCGTAAGGATGGTGTACAGGTCCTTACCGAGAATGTTCAGCTGACGCAGCAGTTCCTGCTGTTGTGCTGGGGTTGCTTTTGCAATTGCCATGTGTACTCTCCTTATTCTGCCGCGTCAGTGGCGGCTACGAACGCATTCTGCAGTGCGGTGAACGAATCATCAAACGCTGTACCAGAACCCTCACCGAGCGGCATACCTGTACCTGTAAGGGCAACGTAGCCGGTCTTAGAGAGCTGTGACAGCATGCTGAACAGGCGCGCCTGCAGCGTACCATCATCCTTGAAGGCTGTACCGGCACGAGTAGCCGTATAACCCTGGGACTGCATGTACGTGAAGAACGCGTTCAGCTTAGTCAGTGCAGTCGTACCTACGAAGCCTACGTTGTAGTCTGGCTGCACCTGCTTCTCCAGGTTTTGGCACGTGCCTACAATGGCGTACTGTACGTCCGCAGTTTTAGCCGCGATGATTGATGCCATTATCTTCTTCCTCTATGTTGTTTACCCCTGCCGCGGTTCTGCAGCCGAGCAGCTACACCCCGAAGGCCCTTAGACACTTTGCTTTGTGCCCAATCCAGTGGGTTCTCAATGAAGGCCCGAGCCATCTTCTCAGACTCACGCTCAGCCACCACTTTCTCATCTTCCACCAGATGCCCGTTCAGCGTAGCCACCATCATAGCGATTGCGTCTGCTCGGTCATCCTTCGCCAGACTACCGCGGTCGTACGTGATGCCGGACAACTGCGCGAACGCAGAGTACAGCCAACGCCTATCTCGGGAGTACGCCATACAAGCGCTAATGTCGTCGTGAATAGCACGCTCATGCACCACCAGGCGGTGACGACGAGTAACTGGGCTGATTGTGTCGATGATACGACGCTCTTTCTGCGTGGAGTTGTTCAGGTCCCTTACACCGATACCGGCGAGACGCCGCTCCCGCAACCGGTTCAGGATGAGCATAGACACGGTGCCGTGCCCCATGTTGCTCTCCACTACCATATCCGGAATGTCTAACTCTACGCACAGGTCAATCAGTTTATCAATGTTCTCTTCGCTGATACCTCCTTGGAAGCCACCTACTGAGAATAGATGAATGTACGAGTTCGCAGCACCCCCAGCAGCGTAGGACACTTCGTCCCCGCCACAACCAGCCGGGTCCACCACAAGTACCTTATGCTGGTACGGCAGGTGCATGTCCCCGTAGAATGCCGGAAAGTACATCTGCTGACCCATAATCCCCTCATGCTCATGCTGGTACAGGTACCGGCGGTCCGCGATGTAGGAGAACGTCTCCGGGGAGGAGTCCTGGCTGCCGGAGTAAACCAGCATATCCGAAAGCTTGATGCGCGTACGCATCTGGTCGGACAGGGTGGTGTCGAGCATGTACTGCAGCTGGAAGCCTTCCGGACCGAAGTCCAGCTCCTTCTCAATCAGCACATCCTCGTCATAGCGCCCGGTGTCCGTGCTCTCGCCTAGCGTCCCATCGACGCCGAAGCCGGTGCGTTTATAGCCGCGCTCAATAAGCTCCAAGATATAAGGAGCAAGTGTACTTCCATATCGCTCTTCCATTTCAACAGACGGAATGCGCCCCGGCCACACGCGGACCTCGAAGCCACGTCCCGGCAGGGTTTTATAGATACTGTCCTTGGTCTGTGGTGTACCCAGGTACAGCGTATCCCCGTGCGTACAGATAGCTGCGAAGTCTTTAGAAATCATCAGCAGCTGCTCACGCTGGGTTTGCGTTAAGCCGTTCTTGGTAGTCTCGATATCATCCGGAATCAGCAGGTCCGCGCGCTTTCCCTGCAGGGATGCAGTGATACCTACACAGGCTACGCTGGCGGATTTATCCAGCGGTTTCAGGTCGCAGTTGACATCGTAGCCTTCGAATGACGTACGGTCCCCACGAGTAGGGTCAGCCTTCAAGTAGCACAGCAGCGGCCAGGTTTCCAGCATACGGATGATTAGGTTCGCTACGTCGGATGCCTGCTTCTCAGCACCAGACACAATCAGGATACGGCAGGATTGGTCCTGTATGAGCCTCCAGACGGCGTAGAGAGCAGCTAGTGTAGACTTAGCCTCACCACGCTGCGCGGCCACCATACGCTTCCTGGGGCCATTCTGCATGTACTCTGCAATGTCAGCCTGCATGTCCGTTAGCGTAAAGCCCAGGAACCGCATCCCGACGTACGCAAATTCGCGGAAGTCGCTTAGAGCTGCGGCCATCATCATAGCGATGTCCTCGCGCTCCTCTTTGGGAATACTGCGCGGATTCGCACTATAACCAGTAAGTTTCTGGTTGAGCATGCGCAGTCTTCGCGCAGTCTTCACCGATACCATTAGACAATTCCTTCTAGTAAGTCCTCAGAGTCTGAACCACTAATCTTGTTTAAAATCTCTTTCTTACGCGCCTCTCTGCGTGCAGACAGCTCGTCGTCAAATTCGTCTCGAAGGTCCTGCATCTCCTCGGAATCTGCGTCCGCGGTGATGTCGTTATCCTTCAAGAACTTAGCAATGACCGATTTATCTGCTGCGGGTAGCGGTACCCCATCCTCTTTAGACTGCCTGACCTCTTCAATCAAGGCCTCAGTGAGCATGCGGTGCAGCTCAGAGAGGCGACTACGTTTAGCCGCCCCTGCCATTATCTAACCCTCATTGCTCTAATATAACCCTGGGCAGTGCAGGTTCCGGTAAAGGAGGCCTGTGCTACCAGGTACACAGTGGTTGTTGCGCTTAACCGTAGACGGCGTGACATACCTTGTCTGGAAGAATTACCAGCCGCTAGTGTGGTGGTTATGGAATATAAGTCGTACCAGTTGCTAGGTAACACTGCGCTGGTGCTACTAACTCCAAAACTGAGAGCAGTAACGTTGCCGCTATTAGTGACTAACAGGGCACTCTCAAGCTCGTACTCCCCCGCCGGTAGGCTCAAGGACAGAACGTTCAAGGGGGTGCCGCTGGTAACACTTACAGCTGCCGAAGTTACGGCACTAAGTACTTCCCCCACTACCCCAGTAGCTGCAGCTGCGCCGTCAGTGCGTCCGGATATACCACCGCTCAGCCCAGTTAATGCCGTGATGTCGCCGTTGCTACCGGATGCTGCTGCTCCCAGATTGGCCCTAGCAATAGCAGAATCACCGGCCCCGGTGCCCCCTTTTGTAATCGGCAGACTGCCGGTTGCACCCAGGGCGGCATTGCCAGTGCCATCAAAACTAGCCGGTGTAGCAGATGCCAAATCCACCACCAAAGTCCTTGCTGTGGCTAGCTTTGCAGCTGAATCAGCGGCACCAGTGGTGTTGCCGGTACCGCCTTGGGTTTTACTCAGCGGCGTGGTCAGCCCACTTAAACTAGTGATATCGGAGTTAGCGCCCTTGGCTGCCTTAGTTCCCACTGCTGCCTGATAGTCCAGAATTATCTGTGCATCAGCATTAGCCCTGGCCGACGCCTCTTCCCCTAATGCCGTAGCTGTGGCGTAAGTTTCCGACAACTCTGCATCATACCCCAATCTGGCGGATACCAATGTACCTGCCGGAAGTACCTCTGCAAACAGTAGAGTATTATCCACCACCTCAAAACTGTAGCCAGGAATCTGGTTTACACCTTGCACATACACTATAGCCTTTGTGAAAGACAATCCAGGCGTAACTTCGTCAGTAGCCTCGGCCAGTACAGTATACCAGGGATAGCTTACCGTAGGCTCCCCCGAGATAAAGGTTTGCTCTAGGTTGGTAGTACGAACATCGAGCGCATCATCTGCGGCTTTGCGTGCAGCGGCTTCGGCATCAATACGGACACCTAGTGCCGCATCCCCATCATCTACGTAGCTCTTGGTTGCAGCGTCCTGAGGGTCCGCCGGGCCCGCTAAGTTAGTGATGCGGTACCCGTTCATGCTTATATTCCCGTAGAATCCGGGAATAGCCCTGCCTTCCACAAGCTCTTGGGCCAGGTGTAAGAATTGCGTGTTTTGAGAATCTACGTTCACCTCAATGAACGGAGAGCCGCTGGCGAACTCAATATACAAGTACTCCCGCTCAGTCTTGCGAATGAGCAGCACCGTAGTGTCCGCTGTTAAGGCTGTGTTCAGCCTAATATTAGTGGAGCTGGTCCAAGTATATCCGGTGGTCTCAACACCGTCTAAGTACACGTGAATATAGGACTTATCCAAATATTCAATGTCGCACTGGATATCCTGGGTACCAGCTGGCTTGATTTGCTCTTGCCAGCTGAATGCCATATTAGTCATCTCCAAAGTTATTGATGATAGCTCGCGTAGGTGCGAATTCCTGTATTAACGGTACCTGCTTAGTAAAGGTCTTGATATCCATGTTCCCTGTAGCCAGGTCCTGCACAGCCCCAAGCAGTCCTGTTACATAACCCATAGACGCCAACGAGTGACGCGGTGAATCCCCAGTGAAGATATCCTGCAGAAGCGAGATACCACCAATGGCGCTCATTCCCATTACAGCTTCCGTAACTAGTCTGCGAGTATCCGTATCCTTTCCATCCATGCTGTGCTTAGCCTTAGTGGCTAACAACATTAATGGGAATTGATATGCCATGATGTGCGCCAACCCAATCCACCCAGCATCGTTCAACTCTCGACGCAAAATCTTGTTGGTTGCGGCTACAGCAAAGCTTTGAAAGCCTACGATAAGCTTACCCACCGGGTTGAATTGAGCGAAGTGTGAAGTTTCACCGGTACGGATTTGCTGTACCAGATAGTCCATCATACGCACCCCTACAACCTCAATCTGCATCTGCAGCTCCGGGTCAAATACTGCGCCTGGGTTAGCCTTCTCTGCTGCAATAGCTCTATCCGCCACATCTCTGTCCAAGCCGAACTTCTCAAGGCGTTTGAATGCCTCGGAGTCGCCCTTGAACATCTGCTTGAGTTCGTCCGCTACAATGCCGGAGTTTAGGTTCACTTGCAACCTGTGCACCATGCTCATGCCGTTAACGTGACGCGCCGCCTGTCCTACGTTTTGCGTGACGTTGAACCAAGGGGCTTGTCTAGTTAAGTCAAGGTTGTCGTCTGCATAGGTGTTGAACCAACGAAAACGCATATCCCTTTGTACACCGCCGCGCAGAATAGAGTCCAATCGCTCGGACATATCTTTGGAGCCAAACACCACAGCACCTTCTTTAAACCAGGGTTGCTCCGCCATACTTCTAGCTACCCGTGTCATACCGAAAGTCTTCAATGACAAAGCTGTATCGGTAAGCTGATATAGTCCGGAGTTCTTTAGCATGGTGGCATTTGCAATATTACCCGCAGCACGAAGCATATCCGGTAAGTTTGCATCTGCCGGCATCCCTCCGAGTATGAAGTCTATAGTGTCATCCACTACACGCTCCCACTTTTCAGGGTTAGCCACAGAGTGCTTACTGGCGTTAATCATGGTTTCCAGAGTTTTAAGGTCGGACACTCCTGCGTAGGCCATACCCACCCTACCAGACATGCGATTAGTGTAGCCGTGCATAACCTTAGGTACATTCGTATCCATCAGGTCCTGCATACGCATAGCCTGCCCGTCAACCATGTACTCCTTGCTCATATTAAAGCGGTTACGGTGACGTAAGTTCCTAGCCGGGTTTGTGGCCCCTGAGCTTCTGAGGTTAGCTGCAGCAAAGCTGTTAATGGCACTATCAGAGACTCCTGCATTACGCATAGCCCCAAGCAGCTCATCTTCGCTCATGCCATTAATCAACTGCCTCCACATAGGCCCACGACCAGCGGCCCTACCGTTGTATATACCATCCACCATTTCTTTAGCGACCTGCTGCACAACCTCAGGTTCAATGTTGGGGTAGATATCCCGCAGGGCTTGCCGGAATAAATCCCGGTAGTTGTCCAGAGTTCTGCCTTCCAATAACCCTTGGCGCAACTTGTCGTAGCTATATTGGCGCGGGAAGTAGTAGTCCGATTTTAAGACATCCGCATCATCCAGAAGCCCTGCTGCGCTCATATGGTCGTGCCACCTACCGGCCCACCCAGAGCGTTTATATGCTTCCACCAGGGGGGCTATATCCGCCTCTGGTACAGGTACTGCCCTTCCGTTTAACTGTGCATCATATGCGGAGTCCAAGTAGTGTCCCAGGCGGGACTCTAAATCCGCACGGGCCGCACGGAAATTTGAGCGGTGGAAGAACCTAGATAGCGGTCCAATGTTACGAGCCTTTAACGCACTCAGTATAGCGTCTTCCACAATGACAGCGCTGGCATCCATCTCAAGGGTTAGGTTGCGCTTATAATCCACCACAGATGGACGGCGCGCGCCAACCGAAGTAGCGTCAGATACCAGGAGTCGGGCCAGGTCCTCACTTCCCTGAGCGATGTTATCATACAGGGCGAAGTTTCTAGCGAAAGCCTTTTTAGTACCTTCCATCATAGCTTTAGCCTTTAAGAACTCGTTCTGTTCTCTTAGTGCGCCCTCTGCCGCTTCGCGCATAATGTCTGAGCGGAACTCGTACTGTGCAGCGCGGGTGTTGTCTGCGGACCACTTAACAGCAGCTTCAAATGTATTTAATACGTCATCTAAAGAAGAACCTCTAGCAGTAATCCCAAAGGCCTGCAGCACCGCCTCACCTAGCTGGCGAAGTACGGATTTACCAGCTGTTTGACTTGGCGTTCTGCTCAGAAGCTGCACCCAATCTGAGTTGTTAGCTAAACCCGCGAGCATCTCGTGCGGGTCGGAGGCGAGGTACTTTAGCTCCCCTTTAAGGTTTGCCGTTTGTTGAAGGTGCTCTTGAATCGGCTTTAAACGCTCTACAAGACTCGGGTCCGCATCCAGCGCTCTGGAGGTAGCTGCGTGAATTAGCTCATGCAGAGCTGCTCCTCGAGTCTCTGCGTCTGCAGCTCGCAGCGCGTCACCAACCGTATTCCAAGTGCTCCCCTCCGCTGCCGCCGGTGCGCGTAGCGCCACAGTACCAGGAGCTGTAAGGTTGTCCGGATTAAATGTGTACCTACTCCTAGCGACAACGCGGTCAGTGCCCGCCATTAGCGTGAAATCAACGTCGCGCACTACTGGCTCAATGGCGTCCAAAAGTACCTCTTGCCCCCGAGTCAACGTACCCGTGCTGCGGAGATACTGTGTAACGTGATGTGCCTTTAAGCTAACTCCCGCCACATTCTTAGCTTGTACAGTGATGGGTTCAGCCAACACTTCATCCATAATAGAGTCTAGGGTCCTCTCTCCTACTCCGGTAACATTAGTGTCCCTTGCTGTACGAGTTGTAGGCGCATCCGGGTCAAACGCAGGCTCTCGCCCTGTGCGCAGCTTTGCTGCCGCCTTTGCTGCCCTAGACATATCCCACAGTTGGTCTATACCGGAAACCCCTGCTATTAGTGCCGTTACCCCAGCAGACTGCCCCAGCTGGTCCTGTGCATACACTGCCGTGACGACATCACCAGCACGGATAGCAGAGCGCACTGCTAGGCCGGTACGACCAGCAATGCCCCCAGCCGCCATGGGGGCTAATATGAAGGGGGAGTCCCCCAGTAACATACCAGCTATTCCTGCAGCGACGTTGTCTGACATCATCCGGTCACGGTTACGTTGCGTAAGCATATCCTGTACGCGGTAATCATACTCTTCCCGGGAAGCGGCTCCGTGCAGATACTCAATTTCCTCTGCACTTGGTGTATACAGCTTTGTGCGGGAATCCGTGCCCAAGTACTTCTTCGCATCAAAACCCTGCTCTGGCATAAATGCCGGGGCAGAGGCCTTGCGGATAGCCGCAGCCACAATGCTGTTACCTACCCCAGCAGCAAAGCTATCCCCTGCTGACGTCGCGGGGGTCTTGGCTTGAGCCATTAAGGATGCGCGCTCTAGGGCAGATACACCTCCATCATCAGCGTCATTCCAATCTACGCTTGCAGGCGCAGGTTTAAGTGTTGCGCCCTTAGCAGAATCCTTTTCCTGCGGATTCGGTTCTTGGTTCAGAAACTGAGCCATATTATCTCCTAAAAGAATTTTGATAAGGGGAGGCCCCGAAGGGCCTCTGTTAGTGCGTTACTTCAAATATCCAAGCCTGTAGATGTTGCTCGAGATACTGTTTACGCTTAGGTTGCGCTTCCTTATAGGCGGGCTGCTGTCTTAGAATAGTAAGAGCGGCAGCAGATGCCTGAGGGATGCTGTATAGCGCAGCCCCTGCGCTGTCTTTCGATTTGCGCACTGCGGCCATAGCCTCAGCCACCGGGCCGGAACTCCCGTTACCTCCGTGATAGTTCAGGTCCACCATAACCTTCATGGCGTCCGCAGAAGCACTCAAGCCCTGCCCGCGCAGCTGCTTGTTCACGTTCGGAATGTACTGCTGCTCCAGGGAGGATTTCAGAATGCTGATACCGTCGTCGATAGTAACCTTCTTCGGAACCGGCATACCGGAGTTGATGTGCAGGCCGAAGCCTACGCTTCCCTTACCTTTGCCTTCCCGGAAGCCCTCGAACTGCATGGTGTTGGCGAGAATCTCACTGAATAGTGAAGGCTCTACACCGGCCCCATTACGCCCGTTGACCTGTACGCTCACAGCTCTGCCATTGTCGTGGTCGTAGAACGTAGCTGGGCGGATACCGACCTGCTCACTGCCAATCTTCATCTCACCAGACAGTGCCTTATCGTAAGCGTCCTGTGCAGCTACCTGGACATCACGGAGATTCACAGACATAGTCTGGAAGGTGCCCTTCTTGTCGAAGGTGGTGATGGTCATGTTCTGAGCGGAGTTACCTGCTGTAGCAGCCTGCACCACTACGCGCTCAAGGTTGCTTGGGTCTATTAAGGCGTTGACCTGGTTCTGAATCTGCTGCTGCAGGGATACCTTGAACTGCTCCTGGTCCCCTCGGTAATCCCCCATTAGGGATTGGATAGAAGTCCCAGCTGGCAGGTACACATGCCGAGGTGCTCCAGAGATATCCAGCTCCAGCTTACGGGCTTGGATGTTACCCTTGAGCATCGTGTTGATGTCGTCAGGGTCCTTACCAACCAACGACTCTGGGTTGTGGCTGTAGGTGTATCGGTACTCCTCTTCCATAGCAGCACGCGCTTCCTGACGCTGCGCATCCGCTGTACCAAAGAAGCTGAACCAGTTACTGGTGCCGCTAGGGTCCACCATCTTGTCCGTAGGGTTACTCTGGATGTTGCTGTAGCGTCCGCCGGCCTTGTTACGGGCCTGGCGACGCAGGTCATCCAGAATGGTGTTGCTGGCGTTGTTGGGGTTCTGCGCAATAGCTTTCTGAACCACTCCCTGCCAATCAGACGGCACCTCCGAGAGCAGCGCCATCTTCCCTAAGTCCGTACTGGTGCTATAAGCCTGTGCCCACAAGTTGATGCTGCTGACGTTCTCGCGGGAAACCTCGCCATCTTCACCGAGCTGGTCCAGCGTAGTCAGCGTACGTGCCATATCCGAAGACATGCGCTTGTGCGCTTCGTTGACTGCCCACGCATCCTTGCTGTTGCTCCCGTATGCCAGCAGCTGCAGGTTCCCTTCCGGGGTGTCCGGAAAGCTCTTGAGCAGCTCATTGCGCGCCTTACCCAGGTCGCCCTTGTACATCCCCGCCAGAGTGGAGCTTGGCATATTCCCAGTAATCGCTGTGCGCAATGCCTGAGTGTCTGCTGCCTTCTCGCGAATGGTCTGGGCTTTGTTCCAGAACTCCATACTGGTCCCGGCGCTGAGCACGTCCGATGCCGACAGCTCAATGACACGACTGCGAATACGCGCCATCGTCTGTTCCTGCTGCTCAGGGGTCTGCCCCTCTAAGGAAGAGATTGCGTCAGAGATTTCAAAACGGGCCTGAGTCTCAATCTGAGCACCGGCGCGCTTGAATTCCTGATACAGCGCTGCGTTTACATCCACAGAGTTGACTCCAAGTTCCTTGGTAGCCATCTCTTGCAGCTGGTTGATTACCAGCGGGTCCTGCGTCTGCTGCGCTACGCTGACCAGATACTGCTTGGCCCGGTCCAGCTTCTTGCTCTTGTCCAGGTGCTCAGCAGCCAGGATGCTGTCTAAGCCAGTCTTGATAGACATCTGCGCAGCGGCACCCTGTCCTGCCTGTAGGCGCTGATAGAACTCATCACTGGATGAGCTGAGGCCACGGTCAAGGGCACGGTCAGCTTGCGCCACGGCAAACGCAGCTCGCCCTTTCTGGAAGGCTGTATAGTTCGCCATGCTCGTAGCACGGAGCTGTTGCAGCACAGCCGTAGCAGACTGCTTGGACATCTCTGGGAGATACATACCGAGCTTGTCCGACATAGACTGGACGTGCTCTTGCTCCTGCTGCTGGAATTCCTCGTCAGTCAGCCCGGCCTCGGCAGCCTTCTTAGCCCGTGCGATACTGTCTGTACGCCACTTGGCTAGCGAGTCATACGCAGCAGCGGATACGTAGCCATCCTGGTAGGCTTCGCGTACGAAGATGTTCTGCTTCTGTACAGCCTCATCCTTGGAGGCCATTGCATCCACGGCACCCTGGGCATCCATAGCGCCGCGCACTGTGGCGGCCGCGGCGTTCTCTTTGATTCCTTCCTCGAAGCCTACGCCGAAGTCCTGCACGAACCCGGACAGCGCAGCTAATCGATTGGCCTTGCTTGTGTCTACTGCTACTTCACCGGCAGAAGAGGGTAGTTGTACCTCATTGGATTGGAGTTGTACTCCGCCAATATTAAGCCCCTGCCGGGTGGGTTGAATTACAGGCATTTACTTCCCTCTCTATTTACCAGGTGTGAACCTTGCTATCTCCCTTGCTGCCCCACAGGTCGTACAGAAACGAGTTCTGTGCTGTAGGCTCCACGCTGGGTGTACTAGGTTCTGGTGTAGTTTCTGATAGCTTATTGCCCACGTACTGTCCGAGCATCTGCCCGCCTACGCTGAGAGCCATGTTGAACATCTTGTCATAACCGCTCTCCATATCCATATTCGCCAGGCCGGAATCAACTGTCTTGTCTACCAGCATGCGGAAGCCCTCTTCCTGAGTTGCCTGCTGGTCCCGTACGCTGGCCTCTTGTCGCCCCGCTACCGTGTTAACGGTGGCTACGGCATCCTTAACAGACGCCCCCACAGTGCCGGAAGACGCAGCCTGTAGTCCTACTTGGCTCTGGGCCTGCAGCTTCTGCTGCTGAATGTTAAACAGAGACACCTCAGTCCGGTCCCTGGACTGGGCGCGCTGTAGCGCGATGTCGTTTAGCTGTTTGGCTGTCTGTTGAATAACAGCCTTGTTCCTGGCCTTGGACACTTCAATCTGGGCACCCTGCCCCAGAACGGTCTTAGCGGCCATGGCCGCAACCATCCACCACATATTAAATTCTCCGTCTGCGTTGGTTGTAGCGCAGGATGTACGAGATATCCAGCACGTTCAGTTCCATAGAACCGTCAGTAAATAGTGACACCTCGGTTGTGTCTGCGTTGGTACGGCACGGTACGGTAATCGTAGCCAAGTCCATACGCAGAGCCTGCCCAGGAGTCAGCTCCTTTGAGTTCATCAGGATACCAGTTAGCTCCCCACCCCAATTGACGTCCCGCGGGGTGTCTAGTACCTGTACGTCGAAGTGCCCAGAGTTACGTACTGCCACGTCCAGGCGTAGTAGGCGCACATGCCCACTCCCCACGAGCTTGTCATTCTGGTCCCGCAGAATAGGTGTAGTTAGAGTGAACGCACTGCGGTAGCGTCTCCCAATTACGTAGGTGCCATCAGGTACACCGCGCACAACCCGTAGGGTGTTCTCCCCGGCAATCTCCTTGATGCCAACCTCAGTAGGCCCCATAGGGTTGCTGGGCAAGTACGTTAGGATAAGCTCTTCCTTGTAGTTGTCCGCCCACCCAACTGGACGCAACACTGCTGGAACAGTGAATACCCCATCCTGTACTTGAACTTGCTTCTGCAAATCCGAGTATGCCCCACGGTACTCCGAACCCAGCTGATAACCTTCCCGTGGGTCCATAGACACAATTAAAAGCTTGTTGCCTGGGCTGGGCCCTTGCATGTACAAGAACACCTCATCCTCCAGTGCCTGCACGCTCAGGATTGGATACGGGAACGACCACTTATGCCACGCTGCCTGCATCTTAGCGCCGTCGCTTCCACCCCACATGAACTCGTAGACCAGCAGGCTATTACGCTCTCCAGACATTCGCGAGAAGGCCATATTGGTGACACTGGAGTTTTGCATCTGTAATACCCTACCTGGGATATACCGAGGTAGGTGCACCGTGGAGTCCTGCGTAGTGTACTGCGCCGCTGTGTAAGGTGATGGGATTAGCTCCAGTATACCCGCGTAGCTGTCGTTGCGCTTGTTCGGGTAGATTACTGTCTGACCCGCCATTACCGGAGTAACCCGGCTGTCACAATCGTAGGTGCTGGTAATACTAATGCTTGCGTTAGTTGGCGTAAGCACTGCCGAACCCGGCACAACCGCCTGCATACTGTTAGCAAACAGTACCAGGTCCCGGTTGAACTGCACAGCGGTGCGGTACACAGAATCCTGCGCAGACGCAGAGCTAATGCTGATACGGTCTGTATCCAGCAGGGACGTCACAGTAGAGCGATAGAAGCGCTGATACAGCCCAGAGGCTGACATATCCACAGAGCTGCCGCTAAGCAGAACCAGGCGCCCCTGGAATGCTGCGATACCAGTGATGTAGCCGTTCTCGACGAACCCGGGATTGCCGTTGTTATCGTCGTTACCCGCTAAGCGCCCCTCCCAATCCCGCGCAATAATATCGTCATCTGCAGCAAGCTCTCGGGGCATGTTCGTAATCTTGGTGATGCTGCCGTACGCCCCCACCTCAGACCAGGTGCGGGTACTGTAGCTGAACTGGTACCACGCCGTCTCAGACGAGGCTGTACCTACACGGCACATCGCCCCGTCAGCTTGCGCTGGGAGCTGTGCAGGCAGGCCCTGCTCCTGGTCTACGCGAGACTGGTTGGATACCCCAGCATAAGTATCGCCCGCGTCAGAGGATACCACGCAGTTGCTCAACCCATAGAAGAATAAGTACGCACCGCGTACGCTCACATTCCCAGCTGGCAGTCCGTTCGCTACAAGGGAATCCCGCAATTGCTGGGCAACATAGGCCCCCGATACCTCCTCAGCGTTACCGCTGGTGCTCCCAGCAGCTGGGGCGGTATAGTCCCCGGAGTAATCTACCCCAGCTGAGGTAACCGTGACGTTCCAACGTTTCTGGAATGCTGCAGACTTAACGTAGAAGAACCCTGTGGTGCTGGGGTCGATACGCCCAGTATTGTCCACGGTTGTGCTAGGAGCCATCTCCGTATTCAGGATATAAGTCAACCCAGCAATACTCGCGGTCTGCAAAGAGGTCTGGCCTACGGTAGTAACAAAGTACGGGTCGTTGCCGGAGTTAAGAATAGTCTTTCCATTCTTAGCCAGCAACCACCAATTACCATTACTGGTATTAATCAGCAGATGCCTACCGTCAGTCCCACGCTCTACGTATTCGGTGAATAGGGAATCAAGCCCGGGGTTATCAATCGTGCTCTCCCAGACAATCTCGCCCGGAGGTCTGCGGCGGATACCGGAAACCGGGTCACTGAGCAT